TAGCAAAGAATATTAATACTGTTCTTGGTGGGCAATCACTAGGTAGAGCTAAAAATATAGCTAGAACAGAAGTAGGTAAAGTTAGTTCTTGGAGTCAAGAGAGATCTGCTAAAGCTACAGGTAAGAGATTAGAAAAAGAATGGGTATCTAGGAGAGATGGAGTTGTTAGAGAAGCTCATTTTGAATTGGACAATCAAAGAATTCCTATGGATAGTTTTTATCTGTATAATGGAATTAAATTAGATAGACCTAGAGATCCAAATGCTCCTATAGGTTTAATAGCTAATTGTAGATGCACACAAGCTTATATAGAGGTAATAGATGAGTGAAATAAAAAGACCAGAAAATCTCTCTTTTAAGAATGCTCCAATAGAGCTTAAAGAAGATGGAGATACAAGATATATAGAAGCAGTTTTTTCATTATTTGATGTTATTGATTCTGATAATGATGTAACTAAAGCTAATGCTCTTAGATCAGGATATACAGGCAATAAAGTTCCATTAGTCTGGAATCATGATTGGAGTAAAGTTATTGGTAGAGGAATTATTGAAACAGATAATCAAAAAGCTGTTTTTAAAGGTTATTTCTTAAATACTGAAGCAGGTAAAGAAGCTTATGAAACTGTTAAAGCTATGCAAGATATGCAGCAATTCAGTTATGGATTTCAAGTTTTAAAATCAAGTAAAGGAACACACATTGACTCTAAAGGAGAAGAAGTTCCTGTTAGAGTATTAGAAGATGTTAAAGTATGGGAGGTTTCTCCTGTATTAGTAGGTGCACAACAGAATAGCTTTGTTCAAGCACTTAAATCAGGTTTAGAGCCTGTAGATGAAGAAATAAAAGCAGAAATGCAAATAGAATCTACAGAGCCAAAAGTTTCAAGCAAAGATGATGCAAGTATCATTAGTTCATCCCAACAGGGCATGAGGCTTGGAGAACAAGCTGTGGCTTCTCTTGAGGAGTTAAAGGCTTTCACAGAGAGAATAGAGGATCTAGCTTCTCTTAGAAACTCTGAAAAAAAGACATTAAGCTCAAAATCTACAGAGATGATTAGAACTTATTTAGCAGGACTAAATGCACTTTATATAAAGTTGGATGATGTCTTAGCTCAATTTGGATATGATCCTGTTAAAGATGATGAGTTATTTTTAGAAGTTCAAAAGAACTTATTAGAAAATAGTTAATAAAGGAGAATAAATTGGCTACTTTAAAAGAAATGAGAGCAGAAAAAGCTCTTAAGTCAGAAGAATTAGCAAGAATATTTGACTCTGTAAAAGATATGTCTGAACTTTCTTCTGATCAAAAAGAAGAAATCAAAAGAAGAAATCAAGAATTAGCAGAGCTTGGAGATTCAATTACTGAACTTCAATCTTATGAGGAAATGAGAAAATCCAATGTTGATAATCTTGAAGCTTCAAAAAAAGTTTCTGGAATGCCTGTATATGGAGAGCCAGAAGTTGAAGCTCCAAAATCACTTGGACAACAATTCTTAGAATCTGCTGCTTATAAAGGATTTGTGGATCATGGACAAAAGAACATTCCATTTGAAGCTAAAACAACTGTTACAACTTCAGTATGGACTAGGGACACAGTTTATCAACAAGTAGTTCCTGCTTTAGAGCCAAATCCAAATCCTGTATTAGACTTGATTGATTCAATCAATACAGATCAAACAACTTACTATTTCTTAAAAGAAACAGCTACAAATAATGCTGCTGAAACTGCTGAGGGATCAGCTTCAGGAGAGGATGCTTTCAGCTATAGTGCTGTAACTGCTCCTGTAAGAAAATTCATCACAACTTTGCCTATTACAGCAGAGTTGCTTGAAGATCAAGCAGGTGCAAGAGCATATTTTGATGGCAGATTAGCTAACCATGTCATGCAAAGACTTGAAAAACAAGTCATTGGTGGAGATGGAACAGGCTCAAATATCACAGGTATTTTAAATACTGCTGGTATTAACTCAATTACTTATGATGCTATGACTTATCCAGCAACTGTTGGTGGCAAACTAAGAACTATCTTAGAAGCTATCAAAGATTGTGAAGTCAATGGCTACTTAAGCCCAGATGCTATTGTTATGGCACCTGCAGGATATGAAGCATTAGCAGGACAAGTTGATGGAAACAACAACTTCATGCTTGGTGCATCAGCATTTGCAGGAAGCCCAACTATCTGGGGATTGCCTGTTGTTAAGTCATCTCAAATTGGTGGAGCTGTAAGCTCATCAGTAGATGTTCTTGTAGGTAAATTTGGTGGATCTTTAGCTATAAACCATGTATTTAGGAGAGGAATGGAATTATTAATTTCTGATTCTGCTAAAGATGGAGATTTTGGTAAAGATATTTTAACTGTTAAAGCATCTCTAAGATATGCTCTAGCTGTTTATAAACCACAAGCATTTACTTCAATAGCAAGTATTGAATAAATAATTTATGTCTGAGCAGAGCCACACTTTTGTTATGAGTACTCAAGTTGTTGGCTCTGCTTGGGATAATTTGGAGAATAAAAATAATATGAAATTAGTAGAAAAGCCAGAAGATAAAGTCTGGAAAGATAAAGAAACAGGAAAACTAAAGCAGGGAGCTAATCCTCCATTTGCTAAAGCTTCTCTTGTTGCAGGTATAGGAGATCCAATTCCTGCTGAATTAGATGCAAAAGCATCAAAGAAAAAAGTAGAAAATAAAGCTGTAAAGCCATCAGAGGATAAGTAATTAACTTATGCCTGTTGCAATTCACACTTATGTTTCTGTTGATGAACTTAAGGGATGGTTAGGGCTTAGTGGATCAACACAAGATACTAACTTAACTTATGCACTAGAAGCTGCTACAAACTTAATTGATGAATTTTGTGGCAGAGTTTTTTATGTAGAAAAAGACTCTGGTGTAGATGTTTTGCAAACAAGATATTATGATTGTGAATTTCAAGACTTTATACATGTAGATGATATATCAACAACTACAGGATTAGTTGTTAAAACACTTAATGCAGATGGAACTGATGATCAGACTTTAGTTAGAGATACTGATTATTATTTAGCTCCATATAATGCAGATAAGTTACAGCCTAGAATGCCTTTTGATAAAATTTATATGGCTATAGAGAATGGTGGTAAAGTTTTACCAACAAATCACAGGAGAGGATTAGCTGTAACAGCATATTTTGGCTTTCCTATTCAAAGTGGTAATAATCATCAGCCTCCTGCTGTAACTCAGGCTTGTTTAATTCAATCTGCTAGATTTTGGCAGAGAAAGAATAGCCCAATGGGATTTTCTGGTAATCCTGAAACAGGACAAGCTCCTGTAATATTTTTAAGTGAATTAGATCCAGATGTTAAAACAATACTTAAACACTATAAGAAATCAACAACAACTTTTGCTTCAGGCAGACCATACACAGGTTTAACTGCAATCAATAACCAAAGACAGTATGGTGTATGAAATTAACTTTAAATGGAGCTTTAGATCTATCTAGATCAATTAACTCACAAACTATCTGGAATAAAAGAAGTAATGATTACTTCAATGAGTTAGCTAAAGAATTAAAAGAAGATGCTTTAATAGCATTAGAAAATAATCCATCTCCTAGATCTCAGGGAGGTAGAGGCAACAAAAACACAGGAGCAACTAGGAGAAGTGTATTTACAGCTAAATTAGGCAATACTAACAGACTAAGAATGTCTGAGGGCTTTAAATTAGCTTCAAGTGTTCCTTATGCTCCATTCATTCATGGTAAGCCAATATTTAGAAGCTTTGCTCCTGTTAAAAGAACTAAACCATTCTTTCCTCCATACAAAGAGGGTAGTTCATTAGCTAAGTGGGCTAAGAGAGGTAATCCTAAACTAAATCCATTCTTAGTTGCTAGAGCAATATCTAAAAGAGGTTTAAAGATGAAGCCATTTATTGGTGGTGTAGTTTATGAGAAGCAAAAAGAGATTAAGGACAGAGGGGATGAGATGTTAAGATTAATAGCAAGAGATATAGCTAGGAGTGTTAAATAATGGCATTACTTACATCAATTAGAGATGGACTTAAAACTAATTTAGAAACAATTTCAGGTTTAACTGCTTATGAGTATGTGCCAGATTTTATAGATCCACCTATTGCTTTAGTAGCTCCATTAAACAGTTTAAATTATGATT